GGAGCACGGCGCCGAGGGTGGTAACGCCGATGATGGCGAGCCCGATCGGGTTTGCGGCGATCGCGGCGCTGAACCCCCGGGTCGCGACGGTCGCGGCGATCGTCGATGCCTGGTACGTCCGGTAGAGCGAGATCATCGAGCTGACCGATCCCGCGAGGGTACCGATCCCCCAGATGACCGGACCGGTTGCAGCGGCGAGGAGGCCGGTGGTGACGATGACGCGCTGGGTACCCTCATCAAGGCCTGAGAGCCAATTTGCGAGATTCGTCACACCATGGATGGCAGGCAGCAGCGCTTCGGCGATCAGGTCACCAAACGCAATGGATAGGGATTCAATCGCGCCTTCCATCTCTTCAAGCGTACCGCCGATACCACCTTTCATGGTCTCGGCCATCCGCTGCGCGGCACCGTCGCAATCTTCCAGGGCCTGGGTATAGTCCCTGATGCCGTCGCCCCCGGACCGGATCAGGGTGAGCATCGCCGGACCGGCCCGGTCGCCGAAGAGCGACATGGCGTCGCCGGTGGAGATACCTACGGCGCCGAGCGTGTCGATGATCTCGGCGAGGCTGTGCACCTGTGGGTCGACGTCGGCCGCGGTTAGGCCATAGGTGGCGAGGATATCGGTGGCCTGTTTCGTCGGGGATAGGAGGGATGTCAACGCGCCTCTAAGCGCCGTGCCAGCCATCGTGCCCTGGATACCGGCATCACTCATTATCTGGATCGCGGCGGTCGTCTCCTCGATAGAGAGCCCGGCAGACGACGCGACCGGCCCGACGTAGGCCATCGCGTGCCCGAGCTGCTCGACAGAAGTGTTGCTGCTCGATGCCGCCTCGGCGAGGACGTCGGAAACGTGGGCGAGGTCGGACACCTCCAGGTTAAACCCGGAGAGGACGTTTGTCGCGATATCGGCCGCCGCTCCCAGATCCATCGCTCCGGCAGACGCGAGGCTGAGCATCTGCGGTGTGGCCTCGAGGATCTCGTTCGTGGAGAGCCCGGCCATACCGAGGTACTGCATAGCCTCCGCGGATTCAGTCGCGGACCAGGCAGTTGAGGCACCAAGATCGATAGCTGTCTGCCGGAGCTTGTCGAACTGGTCCCCGGTAGCCCCCGTGACAGCCTGGACCTTCCGCATGGAGTCGTCGAAGTCCACCGCGGTCTTGACCATCAGCCCTCCGACGAGGGCGAGCGGGGCGGTGACCTTCAGCGAGAGGTCTTGCCCCGTCTTCGAGAGCGACTGCCCAATGGTCTTGAGGTCGCCCTCGAACCCTTCGGTCTGCTTCTTCGCTTCCTCGTAGGCTCGGGTCAGCCCCGCAACATCGCCGACGATCTCAACGACGAGTTTACCTGCGCTTGTTTCACCGACCATTTATCCCCCTCTTAATCCGGGGCCCATACCGCTGCTCGATTCGTTCGACGTCCGGCTCGTCCCCCCCCTCTGAGGGCGGGCTCACGCCGGTCTCCGGCGCCGTTACTCCCGGGAGGTCCCTCGAATACGCATCGAACATGATCACCTGTGCCCATGATAGACGATCGAGGCAGTAGTCCGGCGTCCACCCGTAGACTCTACACAGATGAGCGATGATCCGGCCTGCCTCGATCACCGGTTTTTTACGTCTCCCTCCTGGTCGTCGTCCTGTCCGTTCCCCCACCGCCGGAACGCCTGTGCGATGACCACCTGCGCCAGCCCTATGAGCTGCGGCCGGGTGAGTTTCGTCGCCAACCACTCGGCGGTGATCTTGGGGTTGGACTGCTGGCAGATGGCAGCGATCGCCGGGATCATCTCGTCGTCGGGGATCTTGTCCCACCCGCCGTGTTTCTGCGTCGCCTGCGCTAAGAGCAGTGTGCCGCGAGCCGGGACGATAGTGAGATCGATCTCCTCGATCTCGTCACCGTTCCCGATCCTGACGATCACCGGTTTCGGCGAGAGGGTGGAGAGATCGATAATCTCTACCATGTCACACCTCACGTCGCCGGGGTCTTCGGGGTCTTCGGTGCCTGCATGTCGACGATCTCAAAGAGCTGTTCTCCTGCTGGTTTCGTAGTGTCTTCCACGCCGGTGAACTCCAGCGGGATCGCCGCCGCCGCGAGGTCCGCGTCCGGGGAGAACGCCTGTTCGAGTCCTTTCGTTATCTGCGCCTTGTAGATCGTCACCTGATAGGTCTTCCCGGCGGCGTTGGTATTCGTCAGCCGCACGGAGACGTACCCGATATCCGTTTTTCCGCCGGTCTTGAACGTATCCTCTCCAGCAGCGCTCGTAACCGTGTCGAGCGCCCCCCGGAGCGCTGCGAGCCCCGTCAGGGTCGGCTCCATCCATTCGCACGAGACGACGACGGTCTGTGCCTTGACCTTGCGGATCGGTGGCGTGTTGTCGGGCGCGATGGTTGCGATCTCGATCTGTTCTGCGAGCTTCACATTGCGCGCCGCCCCGAGCTCCACGTACACGGGTGTGGTCTCGTCGTACGGCGCAATCTCAACTTTGCACGATCCAAGCCGGATCGCGTCCTCGTTCTTAATTTCAGTCTGAAATTTTGCCATGCTTATACCTCAAGATATGTGACGATGACGTCTACGGGAATCCAGTGGATCCCGGTCGTCTCGTCGTAGTCGTCATGCTGTCCTGCGTATCGGACGTCCTCGATACGTGCCCCATCCCGCACGCCGCGGTAGCCGTGCAGGGCGCACCGCACCGCGTCGGCGAGGTCGGCCGCCTCGCGCCAGGACTCGGCCATGCAGGTATACTGCATCCGGGCCTGGACGATACCGGTCAAGCCGTCCTGGGGGCGGCTGATCATCTGGTAGACGATCGCCGGAAACGTCGGATCGCGGGGCAGCCGTCCTTGATAGGCACGAGTCCCGACCATCCCCGACACTACGGGGTCGGCCACGAGGATCGCACGGAGGATGGATTCGATCTGCATCTAGCCTCGCCTCCGTATGATATCCCCGATCGCGGCGCGGAACTCG